TGATTACCAACTCGAAGATGGGCTGGACCCAGAAGGTCTTCGAGGTGATGGAGTGGAACTTCGCGAGCGACGGCAGTCCGCCGCAGCTGGCAATCGAGATGACGCTGCGCGAGACGGCGTCGAGCATCTACGACTGGAACGTGACCGACGAGATCTACGTCGACGACGCGCCGAACACGACCCTGCCGGATCCGTTCACGCTCTCCGCGCCGACGAACCTCACGCTTACTGCGGACGGCACGACGCAGCAGATCCAAGCCGACGGCACCGCGCTGCCGCGCATCCTCGTCTCGTGGTCCGCGCCCGCAAACGAGTTCATCCAGGCCGGCGGCAACGTCGGCATCGAATACAAAGAGAGCACCTCGACGACCTACCTTACGTGGAACACCGTCCCCGGCGATCAGACGAGGGATTACATCTCAAGCGACGTTAAGATCGGTACAACCTACAACGTCCGCATCTTCGGCGAGAGCTTCTTCAAGGTCGCGACCTCCTACGTCAGCGCCACGGTCAACGTGCAGAAGGACACGGTCGCGCCCAGCATCCCGACGAACCTCGTTGCGACCATCGGCACGGGCTCCGCGGTGGGCCTTGACTGGGACGATTCGACTGCGCCCGACTTCTCCGAGTACGGCATTTACCGCAACACGACCGGCGTGACTCCGGCTAACGCGAACACGAACAAGATCGCCGAGGTCGATGCCTCGCGCTTCGTCGACGTGGACGTGGCGGTTGGCACTACCTACTATTACTGGGTCAACGCCTACGACGCGCTCGAGAACGTGTCCGGCTTCGCGACCCGCGTGCAGGCGACGCCAGTCGCGATCACCGCCGGCGCCGTCTCCAACGTCGCACCGTCCACTCCGAACGCTCCGACCTACGTCAGCGAAACAACCTACCTCGCGAGCGATGGCACCGCGGTTGCTCGCATCACGGTCACGGCGCCAGCGATGCCGACGGGTGGCGCTGTGCTCCAGATCCTCTATCGGCGCAGCGGAGCAAGCGAATACGTCGTCGCGAACGTGCTGTCGTCGGGCTCAATCGCGGCCTCAATCGACGACCTTTTCCCTGGCGTCGCTTACGAGTTCGCGGCCCGCGCGCTGTCGTTCTCCAACGCGGCAAGCTCGATCTCGTCCACGCTTTCCCGCACGGCTCCGAATTACTCGGGCACGGTGACGACGCCGAGTGGCGGCGCAATTTCCAAGGATGGCGTGCGGCCTGCATACATCACCGGAACCACAACCTTCCGTTTCGGGACGCGCGTATCGTGGAGTCCGAACACGCAGTCGGACTTCTCCTATTACGAGGTCAAGGTTACCGGCACCGATTCAGACGGCGCGACCGACTACTCGTGGTCGCCGGCTACCGGATCCAACGCACCAATCACGACGCGCGACACGGAGTGCTTCTTCTACAACGCAACCCTGGCCGCCGGCTACGTTCGCGTTCGCGCAGTCAATCGGACTGGAAGCGTTTCCGCTTGGGCGAGTCTCGGCAACGCGAACGGCGCCGCTTCCATCGGCACCGGCGATATGGCGAAATACAACGACACCGACGTCACGACCACCGGCATCAAGACAGGCAGCGGCAGCAGCACGCGCCAAGTCAACGTCGTTTACGAGACCAACGAAGTGGTGACGCTGACCGGCGGCGGCACGAGCGAGAACGTGAACATCTCGCTGACCAACCGCGGCTTCTCGGCCAAGCCGGACGATGGCATCGTCGTCGTCGAGGACGTGCTTTATGCGGGCTTCTACGACAGCCAAGCCGCCGGCTCGACGAGCACAAACGCCGTGGTGAAGATCTTCCGCAACGACGGCGGGACGCTGGCTGCCGGCAACCTCCGGCTCTCGGGCCGCTTCACCGACTACACCTGATTTATGGCTCTCCAGAAAACCTTCACCCTGCCGAGCGGCATCTCGGGCAACTACATCCGCCTCGTCGCTCACCGCTGGGACCGCGCTGCGCGGGAGTCGTCTGCGCTGTTCGCGCTCTACGTGGACGCGGCCGCGGCTCAGTCGGGCAAGGCGCCGCTGACGCCGTGGATCGCCAAGCTCTGGCTGCGCGACGCGAAGTTCGACCAGTACCTGAGCAACCCCGAGCTAACCGATCCTGGCATCCTCGCGCAGCTTTACGTCGCCGCGAAGGCCGAGCCGATCAGCTGCGACTTCGGCAGCAACGCCTTCGCGGACGCGGCGAACGTCTGACTGTCAGATCCCGCGGGACAGAATTTTGAGAAAAAGATTTGACCGCGGGGCGCGGCTCTGCATTGTCGTTGGTGTCGGAGGCAATCACGCCCGAGACAAAACAACGACAAATGACCACAACGACCAGCAACGTAATCGACGCCCGCAACCGCATCGCTCGTCTCGCGCTCGACGGCGATGTGCACTACACCCACGAAGCCATCGGCGCGGATGATGGCGACGTTAACGAGATGTCCGATCTCGTCGGCCTGCCGTTAGTCTGGCGCGCTCGCGCCGACGACGACGTAGCGGTCTACTCGGACGGCAAGAGTTGGGCGCTCGTCGGTAACTGCAACGGTCCGGTCGTGATCGCGGAGGTCGCGTCGTGAAGCGCCTCCTCGCGCTCCTCGCGCTGGCATCCGCCAGCGACGCCGCGCCGCCGGAAAGCTTCTGGCGGGCCTTGCATCAGGTCGAGACCTCTGGCCGCCACGGCGCCATCCTCGGCGACAACGGCAAGAGCCTCGGACCGCTCCAGATCTCCCGCGCCTATCACGCTGATGCCCGCGTCGGCGGAAGCTACGCGCAAGTGACGAGCTTGACCTATTCCCGCCGCGTGGTCACCGCCTACCTCAAACGCTACGCGCCGCAGGCTTGGGCCAAGGGCGATGTCGCGACCCTCGCCAGGATTCACAACGGTGGGCCAGCCGGCCACCGCAAGACCGCGACGCTGCCTTACGCGCACAAGGTCAGGAGGGCGATGCGATGAACCGCGCGACGAAGGCGCTGTTTGCGTCGGGCCTTGCTTACTCGCACTACGCGCTGGGCAAGGCGGTCGTCTTCCGCGATCAATCCAAGCGGCAGCACAGCTTGCTCAATAAGCGGCTCCTGCGCCAGTCGATGCGCGATCAGGCCCTCGCTTACGCACGGGAGGTACGCTGGCTCCGCTATGCAAAATGACTTTAACCGCAGCACGCCGATCAAGAACCTGACCGGCGGCGGCCACTCCGCGGCGCGCTACACCGGCACGCACGGGCACGTCGAACGCTCGGCTCACTACTGCTTCATCCCCGGCGAGGGCTGGGTCTCGTGGCGCGAGATCTACGATCAGTTCGACGCGGCCTTCAGAGACTGGCAGATGCGCCAGGCCTTAGGACTTAGTAAACCCAAAACAAAATGACTGACCAACTAGGACAAGAGATCATCGCCGAGCTCCGCGCAATCCGCGCGCTGCTCTCCACCAAGCCAGCGGCTCCGGCCGCAGCTTCCGCGCCGGCTCCAGCTGGTGCGCCCAAGGAAATCCCGCAGCCGACCGAGATCGTGGCCGACCCAGGCTCGGTTGAGGTGCACTTCGGGAAAAACAAGGGCACGCCCCTCCGCTCGCTCGGCGCGAAGTCGGTTGAGTGGTACGCCCAGGAGCCTGAGCCGCGCATCGGCAACAACGGCAAGCCATTCCCGCCGCGGGCTGAGGACGTGCGCCTCCGCAACGCCGCGCGCCAGCTGGTGCACGGCAACCGCGGAACGCTCGCCGCCGGATCCAAAATCACGCTCGTCACCGAGACGCTGACCGAAGAAGTGCCGTTCTAAACTTAAAGGGCGCGACCGAGACTTCCCAGCCGCGCCCTCAACCCAGAAGCAAAACACAACAGAACAAGAGCCAGACAATGAACACCGAAACCGTCAAAGAAGATACCCAACTCGCGGCCAGTCCCGCGGCCAAGATCAACAAGGCGCCGGTCACTTTCGGCGCCCAAGGCGTGCAACTTGCCTCGCTGGAGGACGCATACCGATTCGCCAACGCGATCGTTGCCTCGGGCTTTGCGCCAAAGGGAATGGAGAAGCCGGAAAGCGTCCTCGTCGCGATCCAGCTGGGCGCCGAGCTCGGCCTCACGCCGATGGCTGCCTTGCAAAATACCGCGGTGATCAACGGACGGCCGGCTATTTATGGCGACGCCGCACTCGCTTTGGTTCGCGCCTCGGGCCTGCTCACCTCTTACAAGGAGGAGGAGATCGGCGAGCCGAACACCGACGCGCACGGCTACCGCGTGACCGCTGCTCGCGGCGATGCCTCCACCGTTGAGACCTTTACGGTCGCAGACGCCAAGCGCGCGAAGCTCTGGGCGAAGTCGGGACCGTGGACCGACTACCCGAAGCGGATGCTTCGCTTTCGCGCCCGCGGCTACGTGCTGCGCGATCTCTTTGGCGACGTGCTGAAGGGGCTCCGCACCGTCGAGGAGGCCAGGGACATCCCGGCCGAGCCGGTCAACGTCACGCCGCGCGGCCTCGGCGACAACCTCTAAGCACATTCCAAAATGGAAACCACACACGAAATCAAGAAGGCCGCGGTCATCGCTGCGGCCAGCGAACAAGTCCGCGCTCTCCTCGAGACGCATTACGATGCGATGAGGAAGGCCGCCGAGGAAAGCTTCGTCGACGACGAGAGCCAGGCTGAGCCGAAGGCCAAGGCTAGCTTCACGATCGAGTGGGAGGCGCTCGCGATGGCCCCCACCGTGAGCGTCAAGGTCGGCTGGTCGGTGCGCTTCAAGGACGAGAGCGAGTCGGTCGTAGATCCGCTCCAGGCCAAGCTCGACATCGGAGGTGCTCAATGAACGCCGCGATCCGAGGCGAGCCGTCCGAGGTCTATCACGCGACGGACGCGATCTCGCATAGCAAGCTAGAGGTGTTCCGCCGCCGGCCGGCGCTCTACCACCGGAAGTATGTGCTCAAGGTCGTGCCCGATGCGGACTCCTCCGCGTTCGCTATCGGGCGCGCGACACACGCCGCGGTGCTCGAGCCGCAGACCTACGGCACGCTTTACGCTCGCCGGCCAGACGGCATCGATCGCCGCACCAAGGAGGGCAAGGCGGCGTGGGAGCAGTTCGCCCAGGCTAACGTCGGCAAGACGATCCTCGACGCTGAGGACTTCTCGCTCGTCGATCAGATGCGCGATGCCGTGATGGCGCACCCTGCGGCCTCTGAGTTGTTCCGCGCCGGCGAGGCGGAGCTCGTCTGGCGCAAGACCTTCGCTACCTTGCGCGTGCAGGCGCGCACCGACTGGTTCAACGAAGCAGGCTGCGCGCTTTGCCCGCGGCCCTACGTCGTTGATCTCAAGACCGTCGAGTCGCTGGACGATGGTGCCTTCCGCAACTTCGAGAAAGCCTTCGTCAACCTCGGCTACCATCGGCAGGCCGGCTTCTACCTTCCGCTCTTGTACGACTGCGGCATCGCCTGCACCGACTTCTTTTTCGTGGCCGTCGAGAAGTGCGAGCCATACGG